AAGGAAAAGGCAGAGGAATATGAGCGTTTCTTCACAGCAGTTGACCGGCAGAGGGAGGCTTACACCAAAACAAAAAAGGGTGATAGCCACGGAGATACTGGACAACCCGCTAATTCCACACAACCCGTTCTGGAAACAGATACAGTTCCTACTCCTTGATACTAAGGAGGGCCTCTATGGAGGTCAGGCGGGTGGGGGTAAGAGTGATGCCCTACTCATGGACGGGTTACGCTATGCTACTACTGAGAACTATAATGGTTTGATACTCCGTAAGACTTACCGGGATTTATCTTTACCCGGAGCATTGATGGACCGGGCTAAAGAGTGGTTAAAGGATAACCCCTATGCCAAGTGGAATGAAAAACTGAAGACCTGGTACTTTAAGGACTGGAATAGTAGTTTAACCTTCGGGTACCTGGAACATGAAGATGACAAATACCATTACCAGGGCAGTGAATTAGATTATGTTGGATTTGATGAGTTAACACAATTCACGGACACACAATACCTTTACCTATTCAGTCGTATTCGTAAAACCACAGAGAGTGGTATACCTACAAGGATACGGGCTGCAACAAACCCTGGTGGTGTTGGACATAACTGGGTTAAACGGAGATTCATAAGAACCAAAGACCCAGAGTTAAGACCGTTTATCCCTGCAAGTTACCGTGAAAACCCATATATAGACCAGGACGACTATGAAGCCAACCTTAACCGATTAGACTATGTCACTAGGATGCAGTTGAAGTATGGTGATTGGGATGTTGGTATAGAGGGGGGCATGTTCAAGAAGGAATGGTTCACCAATAACATAGTACGCCGGGTTCCGGCTAAGATTAAGCGTAAAATCCGTTACTGGGATTTCGCTGAAACCAAACCATCCAAGAAGGGTATGGACCCGGATTGGACTGTTGGACTCCTAATGGCAGTTGATGAATTGGATTATGTTTATGTTATGGATATTGTAAGGTTCCGTGGAACGCCAAGGGAAGTAGAGGATCGGTTTATACAGACCACAATTAATGATGGGATTCATGTTGACATATTTATTGAAGAAACACCCGCTGCGGGTAAACTGGTGGTAAATGCGTTTCAACGGTTAGTTCCAGGGTACCGTGTAAAGGGCGACCCCCCCCGTGAGAGTAAGGAATCACGGGTTAAACCCGTCAGTGCATATACTGAGCAGCAGAAGGTACGATTATTAGAGGCTGAATGGAATGATGCGTTCATTGAAGAAGTGGTTGGATTCCCTAAGAGTGAAGGGGCACATGATGACCAAGTTGACTGTTTCAGTGGTGCCTATAATATCCATTTCGGCATGGCACGGAAAAAGATGAAACCCTTTTTCTATGCTGTATAGATGTGATTTACTATGTTAAACGACTCATTATATGAGATACGCTCAGACCTATATGATTTGGGATGGACTATACAAGATGAATTTGCTGTATTTACTCCTCTGTCCATACAATTGCGTTTACAATGGTTTAAAATTTGCTGTATTTACTCCTCTGTCCATACAATTGCGTTTACAATGGTTTAATCGTATAATGAAAGGCACACATTTATCAATGTTAATTAAATTAAAAAAATGTTTATGAGGGGATTTATTTGGGACTGATAAGCCGGCTGAGGGGGTTAACCCGTTTACAGAACACTACACAGGATGCTGTTACCGAACCCACCGGCAATAATAGTGATAATGATAAAGAGGACTTTGAGGACATAGAAGGGTACCAACGGATTAACCGTAACATAAAGAATGCTCGTTGGGCCTATAATAATGACTCTACTGTTAACTCTTCTATCAATAATGCCGTTATAACTGCTAACCGTGGATTCCAAATAGTTGCAGATTCCCCTGAGTATGAAGAGGCTGCTGAACATATAAGGATTCGGTCAAAGGATTGGGATTTGAGGGATAGTATAGAAGAGGCTATGATTAAAGCCCATGTTGATGGAACATGCTTTATACAGAAAAGGATAAAAGATAATGCCATATACATACATTTCTTAGCCTATGATGGTGATGAATATGATTTCCGTATTATACGAAACCCAGATACAGAGGAAGTATTAGGATATAAACAGAAAGCCCCTGTAACCCGGTTGGATGGCAGTTGGAAGTCATTAGAGTTTGATGATTTAGACCTTGATGGTGAAGAGGAGGAAAACAACTTTTTACCAGAAGAAATTATATGCATACAATTCCGTGAAACCGATGGCCAGGGTAATAGTGCAGTTTATCCGGCATTAGACCTTGTAGATGCTAAACGGCGTATAGAGAAGTACATGTTGAAAGCCGCACACAAAAGTGGTAGCATACTTGGATTAGAGATTGGTGCGGATGGATATGATGCCTCCGAATTAACTGATGATAATGTTACTAAGGTTGTAAACCTATTCAGTGAACATGATGGTAAAGAAGTTGTAGCCTACAATGCAGGGATAAAACCAGCACGGATTGGGAGTAATGTATTATTAGATTACACCTTATACTTGAAGTATCTTAAAGGGGAAATTAGGAGTATCCTATTAACTCCGGACAGTAAATTTGAATCCAGTAAGGGAAGCCGGTTTACTGCTGCGGAGCAAATGTCTGGTTCCACTGGTTTTGTTGGTTATATAGAATATTTACAGGAATTTATTAAGAACATATTTGAACCTGAATTATTTGATGATGAATTAGAACTCGCAGGATATGAGGACGCTAAAGGCCATGTTCACATACAATTCAAAGAGATAAGGGTAGATGAAGAGCAGTCCAAGGCTGATATTGGTGTTAAATTATTTGGCATATATCCTAATGTAGACCCTGATGTGTTAACCAGAGCATACTTCCCTGGGTATGTGAAGGTTAAAAAGGAGAAAGGATTAAATAATGCGTTAAAACCAGAATTAGAAGACCAATTACAGGTAGAATTCGTTAAAGAACCTGAAGGAATAGAGGTGGATGGGTTAGAAGATGAAAGACTCCTCAACACCCATGAATCAGATGAGGACCCCACAATATTAAAACTTAAAGAGAGGGGTTGGAAGGGACTTAAAGGCAAGGTATAAAGAATGGCAGGAGCACGGGACCCACGGGAGGAGGAAGTTGACCCAATAGAACCAGACTTCACAATCCCAGAGGACGCAGGGGAGGGGGAAGCATTATATATGCTAACACTCGTTACGCTCCTGGAAATGTTTTACCTTGAATTCAAGGACCTACCCCCTGATGAAGTGTTAGAAACTGTTGACCAAAGATGCGACCAACTATATGATGATATAGCAACCGTTATCGGTGCAATGTTAATATCTATCGGAGTTATAGGAGCCGCTGCCGCAATAGAAGACATACTATGGGCTTTAGATACAACCCCAATCAGTGGTGGGGGTTACACTACCCGGCGTGCAGAATTCGCTAAACAAATAGAAAGAATGATCCGGGTGGACCTGGAATCAATAACCACTGAACAAGGATACACTGCCAGGGCGATAGTGGAAGAAATCCGTAACGACCTAAGAACCAGTGCATACTTCATATTACAAAGATTAGAAAAGGAGCCCAAGGCCCAGATAAAACTGGGTAACATCATAAAGAGGGCTGTTGACAGGATAAAGCGTATGTCCACTTATGGGGCGATGGGAGCATTTAATCAGGCTAAAACAGATTATTTCACCACAGTATTCACAATAGAAACAGAATATGAATGGATAACCAAAATGGATGGGAAGGTATGTCCTATATGCATGTTCTTTGAGGAGAACAATCCATACACTATGGAAACATTACCTCCATGTCCATACCATTTATGGTGTAGATGCACATACCGGCCCACAACTAAGTTCAGTTTCACAAAGATTATAGAAGACATGATTATGGAGGTATTCGGATGGAAGGCAACCTAAAATATGTTAAAGGAATCATAGACACCCCTGGATTGAAACAGTACCCTGGGGCTAATTACATTTATACAAAGAAATTCATGGAAAAAGTTAGTGAGGACCTGGTAGGTCAGGATGTAGAACTAAACAACCATGACAGTGGAAAGCGTGGAGAGATAGTAAAATTAGGACTATGCCCCAAAGGGGAATTATATGCTGGGATGCTCGTTCCAGAGGATTTCCCAGAGGATAACATTCATTTCTCAAGCGATGTAACCGTGAAGGCTAAAAGTTATGACGAAGAAGGAAACTTCCTCATAGAGGATGGTACACTGAACAAAGTCGTCTACATTACACCAGACGGGCCTAAACCACGGAATAAGAACACAAGATTATGTAACACAGAGGAGGATGGTAAATTGGTTGAGAATGACACTAAGATTAGAGAATTAACCACAGAGATAGGAGCACTCCAGAATACTATTGACTCAAAGGAAGGGACTATCCAGGAAAAGGAGAACGCTATATCTAAACTAAAAGACAAGGTTAAAGAATTACAAACAGTTCAAAGTGAACAAGCGAATGAATTAAAACGCTACAAGGAATATGAAGCGAAAACTAAAGATGCAATCATTAAAGACTTAGCCAAAGAAGATGAATTACAGGCTAAAGCATATAAATCACTTGAACTATCAGAACTTAAATCGCTCCGTGAAAAAATGAAGGAATCAAAGAAGGTTCCAGATACACCACCAAAAGGTGTTAAAAATAAAGTTAAACAAATAGCGGATTCCTTGAAGAAGAATAAACCTGACAAAGATGAATATACCTGGGAAAAATACCAGGAAATCAAAGACCAATTTAATATTAAATAATGGCATTCATTTATTTCGCCATTATGTAACAGATTTAATTAGCCAAATTATTATATGGAGATGAGATTATGGCCGACGATATTTATGGGAATATGAGGAGAGTAACCTTCGAGTTAGAGGAAGGTGACTTTACCTATGCAGATGTGTTAACCCAGAGGGGTAAAGAAGCAGGGGGATCATTCGCATCCCAACTGAGTAAAGGTAAATTTTTACAAATTTATACCGAGGCGGATAAAACTTTACAATTAGCATCAACTGGTATTAAGGTTGGATTACTTGTAGGCGACCCAGAGGGTCCATTACCAACCACAAACGCAACCGCTGGAACTTATGCTCGCAGGTATGGTCCTGTACTATTATTCGGGGACCTTGCACGATTAAAACTTGATGATGCCAATACTGCAATTAAGCCTGGGGATTACCTTGCAATTGACGGTACAAATAAGGACTCCCTCGACAAAGAAGAGGACACCACCTCAAACATTATCGCCCTCGAAGCCGCTGCTGCCAGTAGTGGTGCTGAAATTCAGTGCTTAGTCCTGGGACCACCAGTAGATGAGTCAGACTAATTTGTATGTTATTATTTTTTTACAGCCACAATTAATTAAGACGGAGATGAATATTTATGGAAACAACTGTTAACGAATCACTATTTAACCGTGATTTTATCCAGAACTATATTACTGAATATGTAAGCAAAGCGTTACGAGTAGTCCCTATGATGGATTACCAGGAAACCGATGCTGACAACTATGTATGGTATAAAGAGGACCAATCCCCAGAAGCAGATATTACTGATGGGAAAATGGCCCTACCCGAAAAGGTTGCCAGTGGTGCTGAACTCTTAGAAGTATCCACCAGTGGATTAACCGCACAGGCCCAACCTGTGGTCATGAAAGGATACAAACTACGAGTAGAAGACCGTAAACTTAAACAGAATGGTCAGTCCATCCTAAGGTTTATTAAAAGATTATCTTATGGTATGGCACGAGTATTAGAAGCACAAACTGTTTCTGCATTAGTAGCCGGAGCCTCAGCCCCAACTGCCAGCCTAAAAGATGGTGCCTGGGATGATTCAACCGCCATAGACATAGATGCCATCCGTATGCAGGACGCATTTGATGATGACAGCCTGGACCTTGAACTGGACACCGCATTACTCCACTCCACCAACCTCCGTGAGGTTAGAGAATTCCTGGTCCGTAAAGGATACACTAATGTACCCCGTGAACCCACCATTGAAGAACTACAATTCAAATATGGTGGACGCAACATGACTGAAGGATACAGTATAGGGTTTGACAGTAAAAACCCCCCTGCAACTGTTGTATATGGATTTGAACCCGGAGCACATAACGCCGCAGCCCTTAAAGGTATGGAAGGATACAAGCCACTCATCAATGTTAAAGTTAAATCAATTGATGATGAAATACCTGCCAAAACCGAAATATACATGGCAACCATATCAACTGTTGCTGTGGAATTAGGTGAAGGTATCCAAAGACAGAGCGGACTCTAAAGGTGGGGACAGATTAGTCCTTATCCTTTAATTATTCTTTTTTATAAGGAGGTAATGTATTATGACTCTTGTAAAATCTAAGGATTTATTCCTAAGAGTTCCAGAGAAAATGTTTAGAGATGCGGTTTACGCAGAGTTGGCTGCTTTTGACACCAGGATTGGTGCTATTGATGGTGCTGGTGAAATCACTCTTGACATGCTTGAAGATGCGTCTGGTGCGGGCATGTTTATAGTAACTAATTCAAGTAATGTTCCAACTTATGTTCAAATGACCGGTGATGCCAGTATAAACAGTGCTGGTGCTATAAGCCTATCAGATAATAGTGTAGAGCAGGCAAACCTTGGTGATGACGCTGTTGGTGTTGCCGAACTAAAAATAGTGGAAAGGAACATTACAATAACCGGCGGAGAAGCATCAGGAACTGTAACAAACGCTGCTGATATTGACGGAATTATATTAGGAGTTATTCCATCTGATGCTTGTGAAAACGCAATAAAAGATGTTACTTTCACCACAGATACAGGGGCTATACAAGTTGAACTAACAGCAGCACAAAGCGCAGACGCTGACGCAACTGTTACTGCTGTTGTATTACAAGCCTAATCCAACTTATAGGGTGGTCCTAAATGGGATATTTAGATGTAATGAAATATGTTAAGGGCGTACCCATAGATAGGATACCTCTTGATGACTTTACAGTGAACTGGGAAGCCCTAACTGGAGTAACCGCCGCATTATCAACTACTAACACAACTATTAACGCTAACTCATTACAATTCACAGGGTTAGATGATGGTTTAGAAGTGTATAAAACATTCACCACACCATTCCGTTTAGATGACCGGGACACTATACATTTTCATATTAAAAGTAGTAAAACAACATCAGATGGGGATTTAACATTAATTCTATCTGATAGTCCATCAATATTGAGTGTAATAGATGAAATAGAAGTGCCAACATTAACTGCCGGCGTAATGACCAGTGTAAAAGTATCCGTAACCACCCCATTAAATTTAGGTTCAATACGGAGTGTTGGATTCAGGGGCACAGCAGCCACAGCATCTGCGGTATTTCATTTAGCAGCAATTGAAGCCACATCCAATGATTTTGTGATAACAAAGGAACATGTAGAATCATTTGAAGATGTAGGTGAACGGTTTGTATTATCAAAGATTAATGAAGATGCAATGCCTGATGACCCTGAATTAGTAGAAGCCAAATATATGGCTGCCGGTGCTCATGTTTGGATGTGGATTACAGAGAACGATGCACGGGCCTGGGATTATGGGGGTAAATCTTCCACCCAGAACTATGGTATACGACTCCTAACAGAGGCGGAGCGTAGGTGTGAAGAATATTTGTATGGTGGCGATACCAACCCGGATGGAACTCCACGGAGGAGGATACGCATATTTGGAGGATACTCTGAGATGAAGAGGTGAACTATTCAAAATGAAGTCTAAAGGAACTATCGCTGCAATCAAACAGAGTATAATGGATTCCTTAGCCAGGGATGCTGATGTTGGTAAAATCCGGGGCTATGATAGTGAGGGATACATATCCCATAAAACTAAACTCCCCGCTTATTCGGTGCAGCGTGGTGCGAGGCGGCGTGGTGATAAAAATGATTTCACTGCTGGCCACATGAACTATGTCCTACCATTGAGGATTAGTTTTCTGGTAGAACCCACCCGTGATGGTGCCGTAGATGATAAACTCTACCTATTAGAGGAAGGAGCGGAGAGTCAACTTAATAATGACTTCAATGATGGGTTATTACATAATAGCATAGTAAAATTAACCCTTTCAGGAGCATTTGAACGCCCAGTATACCATATAGATAATATAAATGTCTATGCTCATGCAGTTATCATGACTTATGATATACACTATGAGGTAGATTGGATTGCAGTTGAATAAATAAGATGAGGTGAATATATTATGAAATTCAAATTTATAGGATACAGTGAGGTTGTAAACCTCAACATTAAACGCAAAATACAACCACAAGAAGTAGTGGATGTACCAGATGATGATGCAGAGTTAATTAAAAGATTTGAGTATGACCGCCAATATGAGAAGGTGGCAGAGGCTCGTAAACCTGTTAAAGTTGAATCTAAAAAGGTTAGGGGGGATGACTAATGGCACAGGGTAAATCTAATACATTCCACTATGCTGGCATAGGTATAGAGAATGTTGATGGTACAGCCGTGGCCCCTGATGTACTCCAGAAGTATCAGGACTTTAAGGGTAACGCTAAAATTGAAACAGAAGTAGATGAAGGCCACATGGGAACCCGTGGTAAAGGTACTGAAACTACCAGGGTTAAAGCCTATGCTGAACCTGAAATAACTGACCGTATACGGTGGGATGGGGGTATAGAGCAAATGTGTAAAGCATTCTGTGGTTCAGCAGTTAGTACAAGGAATATACCCACCACAGGGCTTAGTTACACTCATGTTTATGATGAAGCCGACACATTACCCACATACACATATACACATGGATTCAATGTGGGGAGTGAAACAGCCCGTACTTTTGCAGGTTGCGTTTGTAACACATTAGAATTTAATTTCCCCACAGAGGAAGCACCAACCGTTACCGCCGGATTTATATCTAACTTCCCAAGATTTGGGGCAACAGAACCCACATTAACATACACTACTACTAAAGCAGCCCAGTCAGGGCAGTTAAAAGTGTTTTGGGGGGATGTTGGGTCTACTCCAAGCACACCCATACCCGGATTACAAGAAGCAAGTGTTTCATTGAATAACAACTTTGAGGCAACCGTGGCCGCAGGAAACACCTGGGGAACAGTTGATAAAGATATGGGCGACTTAACAGTGGAAGGTAACTTCACACTCAAATATTATGATACAGACTACCAGCGTGAATGGGCTACCGGTACAACCTCAGGTACTGCGGTTAACACTGAAAACCTGGCTAAAGCATTAAGATTCCAATATGAAGGTCCAACCATTGAAACAACTTATAGGTATGATTTCACATTGGACATCAAGAATGCCGAAATCACAGATGTAGTGCCCAGTGAGGGTGGAGATGGTAGTAAAACCTTTGAATTCTCATTTACCGGAGCATTAGATAGTAGCAGTGATAAATTTGGTTTATCCATAACCAGCAAAATCCCTACATTAGAATGAGCACAACAAAATTTGGGGATTTATATTTATAACCCCACATTAACCATTTTTTTACACCTTTTTTTGGATTAAATAAAGAAATAGCAGACGGAGATGAACGATATGAAGCAGATAGAATATATTGGTAAAAATCGTACTTTTAAAAGAGTGAAAATGGCCCAATTAATGGATATGCAAACCGACATGGAATCCGCATTGGATAAGGCAGAAGACGGTAAAGGCCAACTGATGGCTATGGGTAAAATTGTTTCAATATTCCTGGAACCATTCGATGAGGAAGAAATGTTAGAAGCCGAACCTGACGACTTTTATTTAGCACAGGGATTACACCTCCTGGCGACTTATTACAAACACAACAAAACTAAGAAAGAAATAGATGACCTGAAAGGCCAGATCATTGATAATGCGATTAACGCCCAGTTAGCCCGTATGGCGGAGTTGGGTAATGCACAGTTAGACTTTCAATGAGGAATGGTACAAATATGAGGGTATAAAGCCTATACATTCCTATGTTCACTTCGCAGCCCGCCGTTTCAAGTGGAGCATCCCTGAAATCCGTGATACCTATGATGATGACTTCTTCCCCGTAATCCGTTTAGAAGAGGATGCATTAGAAGTTGAGCGTAAAGCCCATAACAAGGGATCAAAAAAGGGTAGCGATGGACATACTGGGGGGGTATCCTCGGATGGTGTAAATACTGTGGAACATATACCCGACCCGGAATATGAGGACAGCCCTGAAATGGAAAACCTCTATAATAATCTGATGGAAGCCGAAGTAGAGGTATAACAACAAAATAGTAAAAAAAGGATGTAGTGGAGGGCAGCATGATTTTGTATGTGAAAACTGAAGAGTTCAACAGCCGTATGAATCTGATAGAACGGCAAGTATATGGACAACTCAGCGCTGCCTTCCTCTTATTATTACAACGAGTAGAAGCCGAAACATGGCCTATGGTGCCAGTGGAACATGGATACTTACAAGACAGTTTTAGTTACTTACTCGTATCTGACTTACCCCGAATGTCGGCTCTTATGACTTATTCTTCCCCGGACCCTGAAGATGGATATGATTATGCATCCTATCAGCATGAGAATATGAACCTCCACCATGACCTGCCTGAATGGTATACCCAGTGGAGTATGATGGACTCCGGATTTTTTGATGACAATGAAATGTATTATCCTGATGACTTTGCACATCCATTATGGAACTTCGCAGAATTCGATGCATTTGGTAGTCCAAGAACACCGAAGGACCCGCAGAGCCATTATATGTTAAAGGGAACTAAGAAGGTAAGACGATATTCTGATCAGTTAATTGGGGAAACAGTTATGGTGGTGTTATAAGATATGACAGCGTATGGGGGGAAAGTTGAAGCGTGGCTAACATTGAACGCCACAGATTTCACAACAACATTAGCAACGGCAATTAAGGCAATAGCAGATTTCAGGGGACAATTTAATGGTATGGTATTATCTCTGAAGCGTAATGCCAGCATGGTTGGCAGTGCGTTCAAGCAGATGGGGGCAAACATTCAGAGTGCAATGAAAGAAGCCATAACTCCTACTCATTGGATGAATGGTTTTAATAAGTTTGGCCAGCAAAGTCAGACATTTTTTAATAATTATAAGAAGAATTTAAATGATTTCGCAAGGAGCATAAATACTGCTATGAGCAGTTTCTCTAACCGGATGGGAACATTTGACTCATTCACAGAGTACCAGCGGAATATGATGGGTTTGCAGAAGGGATACCCAGAGTTAAGTTCGCAATTACAGAAAAGTTATCAAAGTAATCTTTTAGCCAATTCATTCCCTGGATTATCTACTGGGTTACATCAGGCCAATTTTGAAATGCAACATTTCCTGAAGAATTGGCAGGGACTCCAGATAGGTGTACCTAAAGGATTGAATGCATGGCAGAAACTTAATGCAGTATGGACTCAAAACGCTAACGGTGCAAGGAATGTAGCACAACAGTGGGCTAATATGGGTCCACAGATGAATAAGCCATTAGAACATATTTGGCGAAACCAGAAGGCCATGAATAACCTGAATAAACAGGTAATGCAAGCCCAGGGTAGTTTCGCAGCCACGGGCCGTAGTTTTGCACCGATAGCCACTGGGGCTAATAATGCAAATAAGGGACTTAAAGGGTTATACAGTACCTCTGGAAAAAGTAATCAGGCATTCCGTGGGCTTCTAAGAAACTTCCACTTACTTCGTGGTGCCATGTTCATGGTGAGTATGGCTGCTGGTATGCTTGTGGGTATGATTGGATTCCAATTATTCAATGCTTTGATGACTTCAGTCCAGGCATCCATGCAGGGAAACCAGGAAATGAGGGCCTACTTCAAAACATTGAAGTATACCACCGCAGAAGTGGAGAGCATAACCCGTGCATTGGATAAGATGGGTAACAAGTTTAAGAAGATAAACAAGTATGCTGTGGGTAGTATTATTGCGAATGTAGCCACACAGGCTGGTTTGAAGGCAGAAGAAGCCGAGGCAATGGTTGAGCCGGCAGCATTAGTATATGACACTTTCATGA